CAATTTCAAGCGGCGCCGCGGTTCCTTCATGCATGCCGAAGGGTGCGCCGAGCGGATGGCATATTACAAACGCTTGAATGCCGCCGCCTGGCGTAAGGGGCTCGACGCTTTCGATGGAGCGCACGCCTTTGTCATCGCCGAACCACGGCAGGTATGGGCCACATGGGAGCGACGTGGCGACAGCAACCGGAGCAGATGAGCACAGCGTCCCGGCTGCCGCGTCCAGGCTCAGCGTCGCCGTTACTTGGCGGCCCGCCACGCCGTCGCTGTTGGTGTACGTGACCCGCACGCCAACCGCGCTGGTTCCAACGCCTTGCGAAACGACCATGATCCGGCATCCAACGCCGCCATTGTAGCGGGTGACAGGGGCCGATTGGATCATGTCTTGGTAGCCGCCGTCGCCGTCAACAAACGGGTAGTAGAGGCAGATGTCATGCAGCCAGAACGTGAGGCGCCCCGTTGCCGTTGGCGGAATGAGCGTCACGCCCTTGATGTACTTCGTTAGCCCGGTAGCCGGCGCCGGGCCTATGTCGATGCCATCGCGTGCCGCCAACGTTGCGCCCACAAGCGGAGCGCTCGCGTAGTAGTTCGCCACGGGAATGCCCGCGCTGTACGATAGGTCCGCCCACCGGGATGCCGTCATTGCGGGACCAGCACGGCGGACGAACCCAACCCACGTCCGCCCCTCTAGCACGGCGTCGCGCGCGTCAAAGCGGTTCGCAATCATCGTTACTCCGCGGTGACGGTCACGGTGCCGATGTCGAATTGCGGGCGGATGTTCAACGACACGGGGAGTTCGTCGCCAATCGTGGCGATCACTGCCATGTTTACCGGGCCGCTCGCCGTGTCGACGATGACAGCGGCGCGGGCGTACTGCGTGGCGCCGCCGTCCGTGCGCTTGCCAAATTGGATCAAGCCGGTGTTGGTGCGGGAACTACCGCCAGTCGTCCACGCGCTCGACTTCGTTAGGGCTACGCGCGCATAGCCGGTATAGGTCAACTCGGTGGCGAGCGGGTCGGCCTCGTCCGGCGATGCCAGCGACACAAGCGCCAAGTAGGCGGTTGCACCGGCACGCCACGACGGGTCAACCCCGCGCAGGATCATGTCTAGGGTGTCGGCTTCGGCGTCGTTGTCCAAACTCATGGCTAGTGGTCCTTTGCTGATGCCATGATGGACGGCGCGCCTATCCCGCTAACTGCGGCTCAGTTGTCAGGTCGGCAACGGACACGATGCAGCACGCGGGGATAAACCAGCGCCCGCAGATTTGCTCGCCGCCGTGCGACATGACAAGTTCAATGCCGGCCGGCGTTCGGCTGCGCAGAAAGCCAATGGACTTCACCGTACACGCCGCCAGCGGTTCGGCGTCGGCTTCTTCCCAATCCATGTGGTTTGCGCTCACGGCATCAATCCAGCACACCAAAACGGGCTTGAGGTTAGGCATCTTGCATGGCCTCCTGCACCGTGATGTAGCTGCGCGAGACTAGCCCGTAGCTGTCATCTATTAGGAATGTAACCGTCCTGCGCGGGTTGCCGACGTAACCGGATTCCGCATGCCAGGCATCGGTTGCGCTGATGCTTTCCAGGTGCTCAACCGTTACGCCGTGTTTCTGAATGACCTTCTGTGAGTGGATGTGGCCAAGCAGCCAAAGGCGTTCCGTGGTTGCCGACCAATCGGCGTGCGCCTCGCAGGGCATCAAAGTGAGGTATTCATTGATCTTCATTAGCCCGTGATCGATGCCTAGCAGGCATCTTGCCGCGGCGCAGGTAGCGACGCGATCGCGGGGAGCGGTCAACGGTGATATGCGGCTGGCCTTTATACACGGCTTCCAAGATGCGCGCCGTCCAGTGCATAGACTCGTGGTCATGATTGCCGGGAATGCACACGACATGCACGCGATCGGCCATGCTGGAAAAGACCGCGATAGCTTCGTGCAAGGCTTGTATGGTGACATCCCGCACGCGCTCCGACCGGCTGTCTACGTCTAGGACATGCCCGCTGCGTTCGGTCTGCGGGGTTCTGGTGTCGGCGTGGTACCAATCGCCGCCAGCGATCAAGACAACCTCGCGCACTGGACCGCTTCGCTGCATGGCAATCTGCGCGGTTCGCACCAGCACGCGCCGCGCTATGCCCGTGTCGTAGTCTTCGCCGGTTTCCTTTTCCCAGGCGTACTTGCCGAAGTGCGGATCATAGACGGGGAAAACAAGCGTGCGCTTGTCGTTACACTGCTTGCTTGGGCGTGGCAGCTTGGGCATTTGCGCGCAAGCGCTTCACCCAAGGAGGCGGCGAGCGCCTCGATGTCTGCCGCGCTTTTGTTGAGCCGGCGCCATTCCTGAATGACGTTGCCGCGTGCGTCATACTGCACCGTAGTGCGATCGAAGCGCAGCGAATCCGGAACGTCAGTAACCACCACACCAGAGTCAGGAACCAAGCGCCGCGCGCCGGATATGCGGTCAAACCACGTCTTGCGCGATTCGCCACGCGAGCGCGCGATGGCAGCGATATTGAACCCGTGATGCGCCCACAGCGCCAGCCATTCGCGCGCCTGCTGTTCCGTTAGGCGGACATTGCGGCTCATGGCTCGACCACTTGCGGCGCGGCTATCCACCAGCCTTCAAGCAAGCGGACCTTGGTCCTTACCCACCGTTGATCCGGTCGCTGCACCCATACCTCGACCGCTGTCTCCGTTGCTACTCGATGTGGCACCGAGTGGTCGGGGATTGCCGCTCGCGTCATGCAGCCGCAACACAGCAGCACGAAGGCGAGCAGCGCGAGCGCGCGCAGTTGCATCGGGGGATTCCATGTCTGCGGCCGATATGTCGGCCTGGTGCTCAAGCCATGCCTTGAAAACGCCTTTAGCAATCGCATATGCGATAGCCTCAAGCGCGCCGGTCACTTGGCCCCGACGCTTTCGCTGCTAACCGCGTTGTCACGCGCGAAGAAAAGCGCAACCGCCATGAAGATAGCGGGCACGACGGCTTCCCAATTTGGGACGGTAGCCGGGTCGCCATCAAGCAGGGCGTTGATTGCGGGGACGATGACGGACGTCAGCCCGCCAGCGCCAAAAATGGTAGTGCGCCAAGACTTCACAAAGCCTCCAGGGTTATGGGTATTTGCTGACGTTGTAATGTTGCCGAATGTCCCGCAGATCGGCTCGCATTTCGGTCACGATGTTTTCCAGCGATTCAACTTTGAGACTCATCCACGTTGCCCATACGCCTGCGCCGAAGGCAAACCCGATGAAAGCCCCAAGCGTTGCCCACGTCGTGCGGACAGGCGCTTGCGGGCTTGCGTCGAATCCGTTCGGTCGATTCACGCCGGTTGCTCCGGTTCGCCCGGTTTCTGCGCTTCTGCCAGGTGCGCTTTGACCGCGGCAACGTCAGACCAAAGCTCGGCCATCTGTTCCGGCTCCGCGGTGTAGGTCTTACCGCTCAGGGCATGAGCGGCCAAGATCATAACGTTTTGCAGGGCTTTAGCTGGGATTTCCATGTGTGGGTTTCCTTGGCTTCTTTCATGCGGTGAAATGCGCTGCCCTCAACTGGTGGCCAGTCGTTATCCGTGCAAGCCATAGCTCCGCAGATCGTCAATCAACGCCTTCACTCGTTCGGCAAGCTGCGCGGTCGTGACAGTCGCGGTGTCAAAGGTGGTGCGCGTGGCGGTGCCGGTGGCGGCTGCCATCGTTGCGCGGACCACCGCAGCGGCGCCAAGGAATCCGATCATCGCCGCCGTGCCGCCGGCCTCTAGGCGCAGGCATTCGCGGGTTGCGGTGTCGGACACGTTGAACTTGGTCCGCGCTTTGCGGCTGGCGTGCGTCGCGTCGACCCATTCCGTGCTGATCTCCAGCGCCCCCTGGTCTTCGGTGGTCGAGCTCTCTAGTAACATGCTCCACACGCTGCCGAAGCCAGCCGCCGGTGTGCCGGTGCTGCGGCGGCGGGTCTCGAATGTCGCGCCGATGCCCGAAGTTGACGACGTGGTGGAAATGGAAACAACGCGACCGCCGACGTTGACACTGAACGCCGACACGCCGCCGACTTGCAGGTCGAACAAGTTCGACGCGGTCGAACTTGCGGTGTTCGTTACGTTGAGTTTCCAGCCTTCGAACGTGACGCCGCCGCTGTTCCAGGTTTGTGTGGCGTTGATCGCTGGCGTGCTGGCGGTAATGGTTCCAGTTGCCAGCGTGGCGAGCGTTGCCGATACGCCACCGGAGCAGGAAATTGCCGCGGCGTTGGTGCTGCTGACCACCAGCGTGGTGCCGGTGGTGGCCTGAATCTGTAAGCTGGTCGCCGCAGTCGAAAGCGTAACCGGGCGAGTGAATGTAATGGTCCCCGCAGCGGCGCGGGCAATGGTCATCGGCGTGTCGATGAACGAGCCGGCATCGTCATAGGCATTGACGGCGAAGTTCGATCCGGCATTCGAGCCCGACTCGGCCACAGAATTAGCGGAGACAAGCCAACGATACGCACCACCGGATTGGAACGTGAACGCGCGGGTCTGTCCCGCTGCCGCGTTCATGTTGACATAGGTCGACGCAGCGCGCGCATTCCCGCCGGCCGCGATGACGATGGGGTTCCCGGTGTTGCCGGCGAACGATGCGCCACCAGAGCATGAAATTGCCGCGGCGTTGGTGCTGCTGACGGTCAGCGTGGTGCCGGTGGTGGCAGAGACGACAAGCCCGCCCGCTGCGCTGATGGTCTGCGTCGCGGTAAACGTCTGCGCGATCGACAGCCCGGCGACAGTGAAGTCAGCATCAGGAAACGTCGCGCGGCGGTTCGCGGTGAGGTTTGCCGGCGACAAGCGGTGCGTGAAATTGCCGGTCGCGCTGTTGTGGTCGAGACTGATTCCCGCGTTGGCGGTTTGCTTGCTGGCGACGGTGCCGGTGAGGGCAATGGACGAAGCCCACGAAGGCGCAACGCCTACGCCGCCACTTGCTAGCACGCTGCCGACAGCGACGTCCGCGAGCTTGCTTAGCGTCGTGGTCCCGCTCGCGTAAATCAGATCGCCGATGGTGTACGACGCTATCCCGGTGCCGCCAAAAGCGGGGCCGACCGGAATTGAAAACGGTAGCGGGTCCGAAAGTCCACCGAGCGGCATTAGGCTGTTCCTTCCCAGCGAACGAGCGTCAGCGTGCCGCGGAATACCGCCTCAGTGCGCGAGGCGGTCGCCGCTGCGTCTGCGATCATGTCGTAATAAAGCGTTACTTGATTATCGCCGGCCGCTATTGCGGTATCCATGAACGAGTTGAAGGCGGCATCTTCTGGCACGGTCCACGACACCACGCCGCCAACCGATCCAGTGATGCCGGATGTGAGCGAGTAAACGCCGCCCGTGTGCTTCTGGTCCCGCACGTTCCAGCGCCAGTTGTTGTAGCCGCTCAGGTCAATGGGCGTGCCGTTCTGGTCGACAACGCTAACGCTCAGCTCCTTGTAGCGGCGCGCGTTGATGGTCAGCGGCACCTCGCTAGCAATAGCAGACGCGCCGGAAAGTTGCGACATGGGGCGAACCACGATCGCAAAGAGGCTATCGATGTCTTGTTCCTCAAGCTCGCCATGCCAACGCCCATTTTCAACGGTGTTGCTGCCGGCGGTAATGAAGACGTTGAAATAACCAGCCGAGCCGGGCAGCGTCAGCGCCATGCGGTAACGGCCGGCGCCAAGGTCGGTCGCGGTAAACACTGCCGCAGGCGTGGTCGTGCCGAGGTAGTACGACACGGTAAACGAGCCAGTGGTAAGGCCCGTGACTACTGCGCCGGTCGAGTCTTTGACCGTGACCACCACATACTCAATATCGCCTGGACGCATCGGTTCCCCGTAGTGTTGGCAGCAGCAATGCCCCGGCGGTTGCCCGCCGGGGTCATGTTGCCGTCATTACCCAAGCAACTGGACGATGGCGTACGGGTTCGGCGCGAAGGCGTCGAACACGGTACGCATATACCACGAAGCCATGCCGTTGCCGGGCTTGCGGTAGAGCAGGAACGACAGGCCCGACACGGGGTCGGACACGGTCATCTGATCCACGTCAGCGCTCTGTGGCTGCAAGCCGGGACGAGCGACAACCACAACCGAGTCACGGCGCAGACAGACGTTCTGCGTGGCGTTGTTGCCCACGGTGATAGCGTTGTTGTCCGCGATGGCGACCAGAAGGCCGGGCTCTTGGATCACAACCACGCCGCCGGTAAGGGTGGTTTTCACCACGTACTTGTTCGCGGCGTCGCCGGCGAAGGTGATGGTGTCACCTTCAATGATCGTGCCGGTACCAGTGTCGACCGCAATCGAGGTCGCGCCGACCGCGTGCGAAGCCGCGTTGGTCTGGTAGCCGGTGCCGGTGCCCTTGGTCACAGAAGCGACCGCGGCGGATTCACGGATGGCGAAGTTGTACAGGTCGCCAAGCACGCCCTGGCGAATCAAGCCCTGGTCGCCGCTCTCGTTCACCTTGAACAAGTTGGCAACCTTGCGCAGATTCGCGCCGGCCGTGGTGCTGATGATGGCCGACAGGTCCATGTTGCCGGCGCCGTTGTCCAGCAGGACCTTGAGCGCATCAGCAAGCGGCTTCTGGTCGGTGGCGAACGGATCGGTGCCCGCGGTGCCGACCGAGCGCGAAGCGGCGCGGCGAGCAATGCCCCAAGCATACGCTTCGATAGCGTTGGTGTGGGCGCGCATGTGCTGCGCAACGGTTTGGCTCAGGAGGTCCTGCGCCACGCCGCTATTTTCCAGGCTGCGTTCTTCTTCCGCGGTCATGTTCCAGCTTGAGACGTTTTCCTGGGCCAGCGTCAAGGTGGCGCTGGTCGGAGTGCGGTCAGTGCCGGCGGTGTAGGTCTGCGACGGGGTGAAGGCCGACAGGGTAGCGACCGGCGAAAGGCCGATCTTGACGGTATCGCCCCTGGCGACGCCCATGTCATTGAAATTGCGAGTGACGGCGCCGAGGACGCCGACGAGTTCGCGGGGGACTTTGCGCGCGGCGCCGTAAAGCACCGGGGCAACTGCGGTGAAGACGTTTGGCATAGCTAGAAACTTTCCGCCCGTGTAGGGCTAAGGGTTGGTTAGGAATCGCGGATGGTGCCGCCCGCCTCAAAGTGAGCGTGGCGTGCTTTGACGTCGAGTTTTTCAAACTCCGAACGGAGCATTGATTTCGCCGTCTTGTTGCCCGCGCCTCCAGTTGCCCCGGAGCCTGCCGGAGTGGTCGACTTGCGCAGGTATGGGCGAGAGTCGGTATATTCCGCGATAAGCGCATCCACGCCCAGCGGCTTGCCGTCACTGCCCACACGCGGCTTTCCGTCCGCGCCTACGACCACCAAGGATTCGGACTCCAGGTCGAAAAGACAACTGGTGCCGAGTGCGTCGGCGATGTCTTTCACGGCTTCGGGGACAATGTTCGCATTGCCGGCAATGCTTTGCTCAAGGCGCGTCTTGCGGTAATTGCGCTCGATCTTACCGAGCCGCTCGCGCGTCGACGCCTCAAGGATCTGCTTTGCCTTCTCAAGCTCGCCGGCTTTCATCGCCTTTTCAGCTTCAAGCTGCCGAGCGACTTCGGCCGCTGCGGCTTCCTTGGCGTCGCGCTCGGCTTTGATCTTGCCGAGTTCTTCGTGCGCGTTGCGCACTTCGCCCTTCATCTTCTGGCGCTGTTCGATTTCCTTGAGCGCCTGGTCTTTGGGCAGAGTGACCTTGACGCCGGAAAGTAGCTCGACTTCCATTGTTTCGGGGGGTGGGGTATCTGGCATCTGAAACTCCTTTGCGCTTCCGCGCTAAGTGCCTGGCGGTCCGCTAGGCGGGGTGATGAATGGCGAAGCCTTAGCCGCTTCCGCTTGCTTCTTCTGGTCGGCCATCTGCTTATCGAGTTCTGCCTTTTCTGGCCCGGTAAGCTGGAAGCCAACGTCTGCGATGCGCTTCACTTGCGAGTCAAGCAACACGGCCGGAAGGTCAGCGGTCTGCATCTGGATGAGCGAAGACAATTCGTCCGCAAGATCCGGTGATTCGAATTGATCGGGGTAATCCGCATCGCCCGGATAGCTAAAGGCGAAGCCCTTAGACAGCAGCATGGTCGCGCGGTTCTCTGCCTTCTCGGCAGCATCAGCGATTGCGGCGCATTTGGCCTCCACTTCGTTGAAGCTAAACGCCTTCGCAACGCCGCTCTCAGGCTGGCCCACTTCGGTAGGATTGCCGCTCGACAGGCCCGCCGCGCGGTAGAGTTCGCGCACCTCCATTTCCAGCGACTTGCGAATGGATTCCGCCTGCGTGGTGTCTGCGCCGATGCGCCCAACGCTTGGGTTGCTGCCGCCGGAGTTCGGCAGGCAGAGCGCTTGCCCTGGACCGACCGCAACGTCTTTCACCTGGTCGGCGCTCACGCCCAGCAGTACGGTCGTCGTGAACGTTGAGCCTTGCAGTTCCTCAAAGAGCCATGAATCGATGTTGCAAATGCGCTTTTGGCCTTCGGCCAACGGCGCGCCCTGCGAATCATCGCCGCCGCACTCCGAGAAATCCGGTTGCAAGCGAACGAGCGGACAGCCGCCGTAGGTGTGTGGCTTGGCTTCGTCAATAGACGCAACCACGAGCGTGGTTCCGCCCTTCTGCACCTTGAGCGCAATGCGCTGCGTGGTCGTTTCGGTCACGTACCAAGCGAAGCGGTCGCCGCTCTTGTCGGAGCACAGCACGACAGCCTCGACCACTTCGCCTTGCCAATCACGCCACCAGATAACGTCGTCCGCATCGATCGCGCGCAAAATGCCGCGCTTGCCGGCTGCGTTCTCTTGCGCTGCGGTGGTGTAGGTGTTCGGGTCGTTGGCGTCGACTAGCACATAAGCTAGCCCGTCCGTCGCCGCCTTGCGCGATTGCTTGCGCCAGAAAACGGCAAGGTCCGTTCCCGCGCCGTCGCAGTCTTCGCGCAGCATGGCATACGCGCCCGCAGCGTCGGGACGCATGACCTGGCCACGGTACACGAAGTCATTATAGCGGTCGAGAATCGGCCGCATGTAGCGGCGGACAATCGCTTGCGCGCGCCGGCGCGAATGCCGATCGCTCGGCTCGCGCTCGTGCTTGGGCAAGATCGGCTGGCCCGCTGCGTCTACGCCCGTTGCGTAGTCCCATTTGGCCTTGTCGCTACGGCGCCAAAAGTCGCGCGTCTGCGATTGCTCGCCTAGCAGCGGGTGCGGCTCAATCGGCTTATTGATGGCGAAAACGGGGGGCACGCATGGAGCGTGCATGTCGTCAAGCGATCCACCAACCGGAGCGCAGTTAGCAGGTGGGGCTAGTGGCTAGGCTGCATGGGTCGGGCGAATAGAGCGCCGGGAAAGCCGGCGACGGGGCCGTGGGGGTCCTTCATTGAACACGCCCGATAGATCCCGCCTCTCCTTCGGTGATCGCCAAGCGCCCGGCCTCTGGTCGGGCGTCTTGGTTTTCGCGCGCTTGCGGGCGCAGGTTGGCGGGGTATGGTTCTGGCGTCATCGAACACCGCGACTGCTTGGCTACACGCGGCTAGCGTAGCCGGATGACTCTCGCTTTACGAGGCACCGGGACCACCTCTCACGGGGTGGTCTTGTTGTTTACACCCACGCCCCGCCAACCGAAGCCCCGCCGGCCTTGGGCACTTCCGTCATGACCCGATAACGCGTCTCGTCCGCTACGTGGTCTTCCGTCTCACTGTCGATGTCGTCGGGCTTCTTGTCGTCGCGCAGCAGCGTGGGAACGGTGCGGATGAATTGCCGGCAAGCGTCGAACACGAGTAGCCCCGGCTTTTCCATCGGCGTCTTTTTGGCGTTACTGAAAAGCTCGCGCATCTTTTCCCATCCTTGCTTGCGCGATCCCGGCCCTTTGTTGGCCGGCGTCCAGCGCACGCCTATGCGCTCCATTGTGGTTGCGATGCTTTCGTTGCTTAGGCCCGTGCCGTTGTCGAAGATCGCAGAATCGGCGACACCTTCATGGATGCGGAAACCCATTTGCTTTTCACGCTCGATGATCCCGCGCGCTATCTCAGCCGCGAGCATGGCGCATCCCGTGTTGGGCTTGCCGTTCCACCCGTACCATTCCGCAATGCGTACCCACGTCCCGCGGGCGATCGTGCGTGATACGCCTTTAGGCTGTTCGCCGTTAGACTTCGCCCACCAGCCCACGCTAAAGGGCCGCGCGCTGCCCCAATCGAATGAGCGCGACAATTCCCAACTGGCTGGCACCTCAAACGGCTGGACGATATGATAGCCAGGCTCCCATACGTCGCTGAATATGCCGCCCGCGGCAATGTCCCAATCCCCGAAAAGCCACGCCTTGCGCTTGGCTTCGTCTTCGATGCCTTCAAGCGTGGCGATGTAATCCGGCTCTGCGTACAAGAGTGCTTCGTTTTCTTTGGTGTCGCCATGAATGCGAACGCGCGGCCAGCCGTTCGGCGTGTCGCGTATGATCTTACCTGCGGGCGCCGGATCGATAAAGCGCGCTTTCACCCATCCGTGGCCAACGCCCCACGGGTTGCACGTCGAGCGGTACATGCGCGGCATGCCGGGATGCGATGAGCGATTGCACGCCTTCATGCTATCGTAGCAATCCGACGTTGCCCAATTAGTCAATTCTTCCCAGCCGATAAAGGGGTATTCGTGGCCGTGAAAGTTCCAGTAATCGTCCGCGTGCTGCATGTGCCGCAGATACAGGATTTCCCCTTCTGGAAACGTCCACGAGTGCTCGGCCTTGTTGTAGACGGCGAGCGGGAAGATTTTCCAGAACCATTTTTTAGTCTTCGCTATGACGTCCTCAAGCTGCGGGAACGTCTCGCGGAAGATGACGCCGCGCCAGTTCTCGCCGTGCCCTTTGCCGACGTGCTGCAAGAATGACATCAGCAGGCCCAGCGTCTTGCCTGGCCCGCGTGGCCCTTCGTACAGCGCCTCGCGCACGGGGCACGAGACAAACCAGGCTTGGCTGCCGCCTTGGGGGGCTAGGACGACGTTAGGCATTGAATCCCGAAGCCTTGAGCGCAGCGCGGCAGATGGCAAGTGGGGCGGTGGCCGCTTCGGCATGGCCATCCGTGACAAGTGGGAACGTCATTACACCGCCATCAAGCACCTCCCCGCGATGGTAGAAAAAACACAGGAAGCCAGCGTTTCCTCCATTGATGGTTAGCGCCATGCCCTTCGTGGCCATATGCTCCACCACTTCCCAGGCGTGGGCGATGTTGGTCGATGGCGACATTTCCTCGTAGCGGCCATGGACACAAACCCCAGCCGCGTTGGCGTGCTCAACCCTCCAGCCAAAGACCTTCTCGACCACCAGCCGATCAACCTCCGGCCCCGGTTGCATGCTCATTTGACCGCCTCCGCTTCAACGGTTTTCATCTTCGCCCCCTCGACCATCTTCGCCCATTCGTCCATGCTCACAGGCGCAGGCACGAGCATAACGCCGCCCTGCATCTGCGACGTGTCGACGTGCTCGATTGCTTTGAGCTTAGGCGCAATGTAATTCGCTAGCTCTTTCGCTGCGTCTTTGATGTCGCTTAGCTCCGGAATCCTTCCGTCTATATCCTTGCCCATTGCGATGCGCGCGAGAATCTCGATCGGATCGCAGCCCATTTCCTGCAACTTCTCACGAATCGCAGCACGAGCCGCGCCGGTCTTGGGGGGCATGGGGACGCCTGTGGTTAGGCCGCGATCGGAAAGGGATTGAAGTTCGGTCACTTATCACCAATCCCGCGCTTGTTCTTCCGCGTCAAGGCGCTTTGCTCGCGCTTCGATTTCTTGAATGGCGATTGCCTGTCGCCTTGCTAGGGCGACCCGGTGGTTGTGTGACGCCAATTCATTCGCCCTACGTAACCGCCTGCGGTCCCTTGGCGATAGGAAGCGCGACATAATCACGCCGCCATTTAGGTAATCTTTGCCATCTGCTAGACTCATGATTCCCCCTTGGTAGTTATCCTTGGCACAGCCGCAAAACGTTCAACCGCAGGCGTAGGCCCGCCGCGGTACAGTATGCGCGGCGCTTTGCCCCCATCGGGCAATGCCTCGCGCCGTAAGGGCGGCAATTCCTTGACCGGCTCAACGGCTTGCGGCGCTAGCCGATACCACGCTTCATCGCGCTTGCCCGGTGCCGCCCTGTATTCAACCAGGAAGTAATTGTCCTTTACCAGCAATTGCCGCAGCGCTCGCGGCGATACGCCAAGCCACGCCGCAAGCTCTCGTCCGCTAATCGTTCCGCCCCTATGCGCAATCGCGCCGATGGCCCGCAAGCGCCCATCACGACGCCAGCGCTCTAGCGTTTCGCGCTTGCTGTTTGGGGTGTAGAGGGGGCTTTTAGGCATCACTTACCCCGCAGGCCGCCGGCCAGCGTGTGTAGCGTTATGAGCGCGATGAACACAACACAGCCGGCGCTATAGGCCGAAGGGCTGGAGACATGCGCCGACACGGAAACGGCCAAGCATGCGGCTTGCACGTAGTAGGCTATAAAGCTCATTACAGCCCCTCCCCTTCGGTGATGTCGCGTTGGATGCAGGCGATGCGCCCTTCCGCCGTCGCGGCGTCCGCCGTCGCCTTGGCCAGGGCAAGAATGGGGGCTCTCATTTCAGGTGCAGCCTCGGAAACATCGGCTGCATAAACAGGCCGAACCCAATGGCGACCGAATGATTCAGCGGAATAATGCGCCCTCCTATTGCCACATGGGTGACCACGCAGGTCTCGCCTGTGTGCTCAGGAAACTCCACGCATTCCCCGCGCTTCTTCCGCAGGGCGACTGCCCTGCACTGTGTCTTGCCCGCATCGTCCAGCAGGCGGTAGGTGGTGAGCTTGCGTTTCATTTGTTCAGACTCAGGTAGGGCTTCACGGCGTCACCTGTCCCGGCATGCGCTCATGCGGCTGGAACCACTTACGAGTCAAAACGCCGTCACGGTACACCGCAACGCGCATGCCTTGGGCGCACCTGTAGTCGCCCGTTACTGGATCAATGGACGGGTTGCGATCCGGCCCATAGACCACTTGCACGTCGCCGTTGTCGTGCTCGTGTTCGGCCACGATCGGCAAGCCGTTGGCTTGCTCGTACTCTGCGCGGGTAGGCGCATGACAGCCGGCAAGGGTCAGCAAGGGAAGCAGAAGCAGAAGGCGCATGGGGTTTCTCCTGTGGGGTGACATATCAACTGATCGTCAGTTGTCTAGCGATTTCATCGAGCAAGCGCCCGACGTTTAGTTTCCGCACCTTAGCCGCAGCGTCGAGCGTGCGCCAGGTGGACGGGTGACAGCGCAAAGCACGAAGCGTGCGGGCTTCGCCTTTGGGTAGCGGGGGGCGGTGTGCGGGGCGTTTCATCGCATCCACCGCATATCAATTTCCTCCTTGTCGGTGATCATTATCACCTTGCCGGTGGAATACGGGTTGGCCTTCACCTTTTCAAGATGGGCCACCGCTTCCGCAAGGGTTTCGGTGCGCCCGCAATAACGGCCCTCGCCACGTCCATCGGCGGAGCATCCGTCATATAGGAGATACCAGGGGGTCGGGGCGTTCATGGGGCGCGTTCTCTTTGTGGGGTTAGTGGTCAATGTCTGATAATATCAATTATGGGTCGAATCCCGCTTGAACGCCACGACCCACACCCACGGATTTGCGTCCCATGAGCCGGGGCCGTTGATGGATTCCCACAGGGTGCGGAAGGAAGTCGATGGCATCGTGCAGATGTAGAACCCGGAATTGTAGGACTTCCATCCCGGAATCCCCAGGCAGTCGCCTGATTCGATGCCCTCGGCCATGGCGTCGGCCTCGCTGATCTCATTCAGTCGCTCGACGCGAACGCCCGTTATTTCCAGGGTGATGCGTGAGGCCCACCGGGGCAAGTGGATGCTGGGTTTCCACTGATAGGGATACCCGGCCTTGATGTAGTCCTGTCGTATTTGTTCCCCAAGACTGTCTTTCATGTCGGCTCGGTATGCCCACCTGCCAGTTTCGGCGTGGTGCCCGACGAACTCGGTGAACGTCTCGCGCACCCACAGGCGGTCTCCGGGCTGGCCAAGGCGGCACACTGAATATCGTTTGCCGTCAAAGGGGAGACCCATCCGTAGATATTTCAATGGAGTCGGCTTGATGATCTGCCGCGTCTGCGTCTTGCGGCCTTCCAGGATGGCGCGGACCATCGGCGCGCTGAAAAGGATGGGGCGGGTTTTCATCGGTTCATTGCTCCTCTGCGTGGGGCTGGCTCTTGTTGACCTTCTCGCCGTGCGAAACGTGCAAAACGGGCAAGCCCGTAGCATTGGCCAGTTCGGCCACGTGCTGCACGACACCAGCCGCAGCGCTGCGACCGCTCAGCGACGGGCCGTGCGTGCCCACAAGGCGCCAGGTCAACACGCCGTCGCGCTGACGACGTACAGCGCGGTACGTTTTGCCGATCCAGATCGGCATCGAGAACCGCGTGCCGCCACGGCGGAAGTTCGCGCAGCGTTGGCCGTCTCGGCCCCAGGTCAGGACCTCGGTGCCTTCGGTGATGGGGTTGGCGATGATGTCTTGCATATTGCCTCCGTGCGAGGGCGTGGGGTTATGAGCGAGAATCTAGTTGATGTGCTACGGGAAGTCAAGGGGTGATGCCAAGCCATGCGGCGAGGGCCTTCCCGGCCTTCTGCTTCTCTAAGGAAGCCAGCCACACCCGCCGCTGGCCGCTAGCCTCGCGCCAGGCATCGCACGCGCTCAGGTACTTGGCGCGGCGAATCTGCCCAACGTGACTAGCGAGGTTCGCCTGCGCGAACACATACCGCAGGCCCTTGCACGCTGAAACGTCGGCCAGTATTGAGTTGAGGCGGCGGCAATACTCGTCCGCCTCTTGCGCTTTGATGGCGGTTCTAATGGATGTCTCCACCCATCGCTCATGGTCCGCCTTCTCTTGAAAGGGGCGCATGAGGGCGGCGGTTCCACGATTGTAAGCGGCGATACTCATTTGAGGCTCCTTGCTGGCTATGCACGGGAACATACTTCCCGTATAACAGAAAGTCAATAGCCCCACCCCATCCCTCTAGCGGTGTGTCACACCAGCGGCGCCCGGCGGGTTGGGGTATTCCGCCGGCCTGGTGCGCCTGGCAATGTTAGCGGTCGATTATGTAAACGAGCGTTTATGTAAACAACCGTTGTCGTAATGAAGTTATGAGTGTGTGTGAGTTTATCTAATAGATATAACTATATATAATTACTATATATATATACTATATTACAACAACTTCACAAATTCAATACACACCCTCTCTTTTTGAATAGGGGGTGCCATGAATTTATGAATTTATGAATTTATTGAACTTCGGTGTCGTCGCTTGGCCCCATCACAAATTCAGGGCACACATACGTGGTCGTGGGCTTCAACGCCCCCTCAGACACAGCGGTCCGCACGGTAACACGCTTCCCCGCCTCTGCAAGATCCATTATCTCACCCAGCCCACGCTTGCCGATCCTTTGGAAGCGGCGCACAATATCCGATCGCGTACGCCCTTCCTTGCCGCTCTCGTGCACATAGCGGACCACGGCCTTTAGATCGCTCTCGATCTGCGATCCCGCCAGGTGGCGCGAGCCTTCCCATATCATCGCGCGTGTGAGGTGCTCAGCCACCTTGCAGGCCCATACCGCGGCCGATTCGTCGACCTTGGGCGCGTCAGGGTTGACCGACCATGCGTAGACCAGCGATAGCTGGTCAGCCTTCTGTAGCGTGCGCGTCCACAGCTTCCGCAACGGCGAATCCCCCATGCGGCTTTCGAGCGCGTCGCATTCTTCTTCTAGGTTCGAAAAGACCGCCTCTGCCTCCGGCGTACGACCAACCGTCACCGGGTCAGGGTTGGAGTTGGCCAGCCCCCGTGGCGTGGCCATATTCCAAGCGCGAATGGCAGCGACCAA